GTTCCACATGGACTAGACTTCCTAAATAGAAGGCTTGTCCGATCTCCCCTCATTCGGGGAGGGATGAGACAAATTGTCTCGTATACCTACCAAATGGGTAGATAGGTTTGGCGACCTGAATAGATCGCTCATATTTTCCCATCCGATATAATTCTGATGGGGAAAATCCTGAATCCAGGATTTGCCACTGTTGATTAGTGTAATCAACAAAATTCCCCAGTGGGGAAAATCTTTGACCAAGGATTCTTCTTTGGTCCGGTGGAGGATTTGAGTAAATCCTCCGGACACCCTTTTGGGTGATGAGCCATATGGCCCAGGCGGTGTAAGTACACCCCTGTGATTTGAGATGTTTCTCAAATCCATCCATTATAGAATGGAGGAATTGCCCCAACCTTGGGGTTTTAAGACATCCCAAACGGGATAACTCGTCATACCCAAATTGGTACGACGATTGTAGAATCAGTAACGATTTGTTACTGAATTTATCCAAGACTGGATAAAAATGCTCAACGATTTTAAAATCCCGAGTATTTAACCAACACCAATTGCGTTGGTCTTTAGACTCAGAGAGTGAGTCCAGGATAGATCGAATGACCTTCCTATCCCAATCTTCATTTGGGATTTCAGCTAAGGGATTATCCCTTAGGTTTTTGATCACCAACCGGGGATCATCAGGCTCCATAATTGGAGCCTCCCCCCTCATTTGGAGAGGGGCGATGAACGGGATTGAATCCCGGTCATAGAACTTCCAAGGCTTTTGGAAGCTCTTTAAAGGTTGAGAGAGATATATCTCCCAAACCATCCCCTTCAGATGAGGAGGGAAAGGGGTCAGTTTGACCCTGTCATAATGGACCAGTTTGGATTCAAACCGGTCAACTTCACAATCCAGCAAGCTGGAATATGAGAGGATCCTTGATGTTAAGGTTTCCTCAGACACACAATCAGGGTGTCTGGATAGATCAGGCAACAATAATGTCTGATACTTGGCCTCATCATTTGAGGTCCAGATTGGTTTGTAACCATAGTCCTCGAAGTTTATCTTCGAGGAGACATGGACACCCGAGTATCCATGATCAGACTCACGTCTGAAAGTGTTATCGACGACTTCGATAACTTCTTTGGGGACAAATTTGTTTGCCCCCTCACGGTGGTACAGATAGTACCAAACCCAATAGAACCAATCTTCTTGGTTCTCCCTCCACTTAGTTGGAGGTTTAGGGCTAATAAAGCCCCCAAGTCCACCGCATTGGGTGGGAAACGGGTACCAAAAGTCCCGAAGGTGATTAATCCTATAAGTCACCTGTTGCAGGGATATTTGATCCCTGAGAAGAAGGTCCTCAAAGGAACCTTCGCGGAAATAACGTTTAACGTTATTAAGCTGTATCACTTTTGACACAGGTAGGTCTCCGAGAGACCTAGGTTTAAAGGTATCAACTTTAAACAAAGGTAAAAGGAACCTTCCTTTTACGGGATCTATGAAAGATCCAGTGACCTTCTTTTGGGTCACAACTATATAGGAGTCCTCAAGCTTGGGGACCCTGAAGCTTGCTTCACAGAAGAAAGCTAACCTTCTAGAGATGAAGGTGTCAGATTCAGATAACCTGAATCCATATGACTCCATACGGGATTGAATTGCCCTGAGACCTTCAACAGGTCCAACAGGGATTCTCCCATCGGAGCCAAACAGGGCGACTAATAAGTCGTCCCCCTTAACCCGAAACCAGAACCGGATTCGGGTATCGTGGAATGTCTCCACGAGAGACCTACGAACAATGTTGTAGGTCATATAAGTCAGAATTGACTTAGTGATTGGGTTCCCCATAGGGATTCCCCTTACGGTAGTAAACTTAGTACCGTCCTTAAGGCAAATTCGAATCTGCCTCGTACCGATATCTTGTAAAAGATCATGGTACCAAGGGCTAATCAGCCCTTTGTTCCTACATAACTTTAGGAACTCCGATACCACCCAAAAGGGTGGAGAATCGGTACTTTCTGTCAAATCTGACAGAATGAAGGAGTAATTTTCTTCTCCCATTGGGAACTCTTGGAATGCCCGGAAGGCATCATCGGTTCCTCGGAGACCATTTCTGGTCTCAGGCAGCTCTTCTAGAGCTGAGGCTACCATTTTTGAAAATGGAAACTGAAGCTGCCCAAAGGCGGCTTCGGCACAGATTAAAATCCGTGCTTTACCCCTCTCTTTTATAGTGAGGAGTTTTCCCCAGACGAATGGGGATTTTCTTCTTTTGAAGAGATACTCCCGATAACATAGGGAGAATACGACTCTACTAAAATTAGAGCCGAAGAAATTTGGGAGGGAAACTCCTCCCAATTTAACCCATTCAAGAATGGGCTTTGTCTCATCGATTAGACAAGACTTGACTCGGAGTGGCCCAACGGGGCCATAGCAGTCATAGCCATCGATAATTTTATCGATGTTAGTATCCAATAAGGATAGAATGTGACCAAATCGGCCGCGTTTCTTACGAGAGAACTCGTAAGTAGCAGACCCAGAGACAGAAATCGCTGGGTAGCGATGCACCCGGATATCAGGTGTATCATCGAAGATTTCTCTTCGAGGAGGAATGTTACCATCGGTAACAACTCTGATAAAATCAGAGATCTTCTCTTTTTCAAGAGAAGAGGTGGCTAGGGCAGTTGACCTAGTCTCACAGAGGGTCGCAACCATGCGATCCATTTTGTCATCCTGGTGGGAGAAGAACTCCCGTATAGGATGGTTATTGAGGTAGGAAATATCCCTACCGGCGGTGGGCCAGTTTGACCCTCCGGAGTAGTACTCTTTACGAAGAGCCTTTCTCCAAGTCTTCAAAGACTTCATAACTCCTGTTTCGGAGCTATATAATTGCTGCATAATGATTGAAGATGCAGCTTGGTCACAAATTTTGTAACCAGCACCTGAGTACCACAAAGATGTGATAACCAGGTCAGGGAAATCCAAGAGTCTTTGGAATTCCACGGTGTCCATATTACAAATACGGACTCTGGCGCCTGAGGACAGGCGTTTAAACCAGTAAGTCGACTTCAATAGAAGTTGAAATCTCTTGTTAAACGAGAGATATTTCCACTTTGTGGTACCAGATTTGGTCTCACTGCGTGGAACATTGTCAAAAACATTGACAAAATAACCACCACGGGGGTGGTAGGTTTTCAAAGAACCAGAAGATGGTTCTTTCAATCTGTTGAAGAGATCTTTCACTTCCAGATTGTTCTTAGTTTCTCCTTTGAGAAACCAAGGTGACCTTAAACTAAAGTCACATAGCTCCATGTTCGGAGCTGCACTTTCGCTTTGTGATCGTGCAGGGCCCCTACCGACCCAGATGAATCTGGTAAGCGGACAGAGGTCCATGAGAACATC